ATGGCGCAGGAATCGCCTGACTGGTTCGGTCAAGTTCTGCCGGCGACTGAAACGGGTGTCTTCACGCCTGAACAGTTGGCTACGGAATTGACGGAATATAAGGCGCTTGTCGGCCCCGACGAGGGCGAGGCGATGTATGAGCAGGAGTATATGTGCTCGTTCGTCAGCCCGATGTTCGGCGCTTACTACGGTCGTCTGTTGGCGGATGCAGAACGCGACGGCAGAATAGGCGATGTGCCCTATCGGAAGGATTTGCCGGTCTATACGGCCTGGGATCTGGGCATCGGCGACGACACGTCGATATGGTTCTATCAAGTGGTACAGAACTGGATCCATGTGATCGACCATTATGCGACACGCGGCGAGGGCGCGGCGCATTATGCGGGAGTTATCAAGGAAAAGCCCTACGTGTACGGCAAGCAGCTACCGCATGCCGTGCCGCACGATGCCGAGCAAAGGGAATGGGGCTCAGGGCGCACCAGGATCGCCACGTTGCGTGGGTTGGGCATCGAATGTCAGGTGATCCCGCGTGTGAGCATCGATGACGGCATCAACGCCGTGCGCACGATCCTGCCGCTATGCCGGTTCGATGAAGAGAAATGCAGGGCCGGCTTGGCCTCGCTGAAGGCTTACAGGCGGGAATACGACGACGACCGTAAGGTTTTCCGCGACAAGCCGCTGCATGACTGGTCGAGCCACGACGCGGATGCATTCCGCATGCTGGGCCTGGCCTATCAGGAACAGCGCCCCAGCGTCATGAGCCCGAAGCGCCGCGATATATGGGCGAGCGTGGACGATTACGACGACGGCGCATCGTTCAAAGTGGCGTGATGATTACCGTTAGTTGCGAAAGTCTGGAGTGCATAGGCCAAATCACGGGCCTGACACTACCGAGAGTTGGGAACTTGTCATAATGCCCGAACTTTCAACGCTGATAAACTGGGTTGAGGGAGCCGAGGTCACATCTGCGACTTCGCGCGCCGCTGCGGAACGCGACCGGGACTATTACGACGGCAAGCAGTGGACGGCGGCAGAGGAAGCCATCTTGAACCGGCGGAAAGAGCCGGTCGTTACCAACAATCGGATTAAGCGCAAGATTGAGTTTCTGCGCGGCATCGAGCAGCAGCAGCGCACGGACCCGAAGGCATTTCCACGCACGCCGCAGCATGAGGACGGGGCGCACGCGGCCACGGATGCGCTGCGCTATGTGCTGGACAACAACCGCTTTGAGCAGATCAGGTCAGGTGTGTGGGAGAACCTGCTTATTGAGGGCGCCGGGGCTTGCGAATTGAGCCTTGAGCCTGGCCGCAAGGGGCCGGAGATCAAGATTCGTCGTTGGGCCTGGAATCGCATCGGGTGGGACCCGCACGCCGCCGAGCCTGATTTCAGCGACGCGCGCTATCGTTTCGTGGTGACGTGGATGGACTTCGACCGCGCCGAGGATCGTTTCGGCGTGAAGGCGGCGGACATTGCGTCTGACAGCAACGACGGCGACACCTACGGCGACAAGCCGACACAGGTATGGGTCGATATGGATCGCAAGCGCATCCGTGTCATCCAGATGTACTACCGCGAGAAGGGGCAGTGGCATTGGTGCATCTTCACCAAGGGCGTGAAGTTGAAATCGGGCATGGTGCCGTTCAAGGATGAAGACGGGCAATCGTTCTGCCCGCTGATCATGGAATCGGCTTATATTGACCGCGAGAACAACCGTTACGGCGTGGTGCGGGAGATGATCAGCCCGCAGGACGAGATCAACAAGCGGCGTTCGAAGGCGCTGCATCTGCTGAATTCGCGGCAGGTGATCGCGGACAAGGGCGCGGTTGACGATCTGCGGCGTGCGCAGCAGGAATTGGCCAAGCCTGACGGCGCAGTCGAGGTGACGCCGAACGCGCGGTTTGAGTTGGCGAATAACGTCGACTTTGCGCAGGGCCAGTTTGCGTTGCTTGAGCATGCGACGAACGAGATCGACCTTATGGGGCCAAATGCGTCCATGCAGGGCAAGGCCGATGGCGATCAGTCGGGACGTGCGATCATCGCGCAGCAGCAGGGTGGGTTCGTTGAGCTTTCGTCCATGCTGGACCGGCTGCGGGAGTTCAACCTGAACGTCTATCGGGCGGTGTGGAATCTGGTGCGGCAGTACTGGACGGACGAGCGATGGATTCGTGTCACGGACGATGAGCGCAACGTGCGGTTTGCCACACTCAATCGGCCTGTAACGGTCGGTGAGGGGTATCTCATCAGCCTGAAGGCGCAGGGCGTCAAGGACGAGGAATTGCAGCAGGAGGCGGCTGCGCTCCAGTATGATCCGCGGGCGCAACAGGTCGAGCGGATCGAGAACAATGTGGCTGAGTTGGATGTCGATATCATCCTTGACGAAGCGCCCGATACGGTTACGATTCAGCATGAGCAGTTCGAGCAGATGGTCGGTCTTGTGCAGGCTGGCGTTCCGATCCCGCCTGATGTGTTGATCGAGGCGAGTCAGTTGCGGAACAAGGACAAGCTTTTGGAGATGATGCGCGGCGGCGGCGAGCCCGATCCCGAGCAGGAAAAGGCCGCCGAGGCGCAGAAGGTCCAGATGTTGATGGCCGCCGAGGCAATGGGCGCTGACGTTAAGAAGGTTGAGGCGGAGACGGCGAAGGTCGAAGCTGACACGCGCAAGACGGATACCGAGCGCCTGATTGCGCTGATCGAGGCGGGCCGGCCGGAGCCGGCGCGGGCGGCATGATGAAGCGCCTGATTGCATTCCTTCTCCGCCGTTATGGCGACCTGAGCATTGAGCCGTCGTGCGAGATGGGCAAGATAGCCGTTGTCATGGGCGGCATTGAGATTTACCGGAGGCCGGTATGAGCGACGCGAAGGCGCCGACGGCTGACGAGTTGCGCCAGCGAGCGGCTGAAGCCCTGAAGGACTGGAATCGATGACCCTGTTCATTGAGATCATCATGGTGACGCTCTTCGCGCTGGTCTGGTGCGGGCTGCTGGGCATCGGCGCCGTGCTGCTCCTGGCCACGCTGCCATGGCGCAGACTGGCCAAGTAGCGTTCGACACATCCGAGTTTTGGGGCTGCCTTCGGGCGGCCCTTTTTCATGCGCGATGCATGAGACCCGCCGCCGGGGAACGGGCGCCAAGCCGCCGCCGGGCATAACGGGCGTACAGGGCAGACAATGAGCGAAGAAAGTTTGGACGACATTCTGAACGGGACTGACGACGACGTTGCCGAGGCGGCGGAGGTAGTGGCGACGCCCGCGCCCGAAGCCGAGCAGCCGGTTAAAGAGCTGGCTCCCGAGGAAGACAAGCCGTCAGAGACCACGGGCGAACATGCTGCGACGCCGGTAGCGAAGGATGAAACGGACTGGAAGGCCGAGGCCGAGCGGTTACGCCGTGAGACCGAAGGCACGATGTCTGCACTGAAGGCGGAACGTGAAAAGCGTCAGCGCCTTGAACAACTTCAACAGTCGGCTGAAAAGCCGGAGCGGCCCGATCCTTACGAGGATCCCGACGGCGCGGCGGCCTTCGACCGGACACAGTTCGAGCAGGCGTTGCTCAACAACAAGGTCGAGGTGTCCATCGCTCTTTCGGAAGCCACCATCACGGACTTTTCGGAGGTGATGGGTAAGGATGACGACGGCAACTTCGCCGCGTGGGAGGCATACCGGGTGAAAAACCCGCATGTCGTCCAGGCGATGCTGGCGTCTCCGAATCCGGCTCAATTTGCCTACAACGTCCTGAAGCGGGAGCGGATTGCCGAAGAAATCGGCGACCCCGTGGCCTACCGCGAAAAGATGCGTGCGCAGATCGAGCAGGAATTGAGGGCCGAACTTGAAGCCAAGGCGGCGCAAACGTCCAACGTTTCCGCTGACATTCCCGAGACCCTGGCCGGGGAACAATCTGTCGGGTCGCGTAAGGTTGTGGACGATCTGGATGCGGATCAACCCATGAACGCGCTACTCGGCGGCTAGACGGAGTTCAACGGCTTAACATCAACACTGCCCGCGTCGTGATGACGCCGGCTTTCCCAGAGATGGAAAAATGACTGACACAACCGTTGCATCGGGCAACGTCGTAACCCGATGGGAACGCAAGTTCCTGAAAGAGTGGGTGCGGAATAACCGTTTCAACCCCTACATGGGCATGAACGAGAATTCCATCATTCATGTGAATGAGCGGCTCCAGGGTCAGCGAGGCAAGACGGTCAGTATTCCGCTGATCGGCAAGCTCTCCGGCGCTGGCGTTTCCGGCAACACCAAGCTGGAGGACGCAGAGGAAGCCCTCGACAACTACAACCACGACATTGACGTTGAGACGTACCGGAATGCCGTTGTGCGGACGGATCGCGAACAGCAGTTTACTGAGATCGACCTGCTGAACGCGGCCCGCCCGATGCTGATGACCTGGGCCATGGAAGACATGCGCGACAAGATCATCACGGCGCTCGGTTCCATCGACGGCACGGCGTATTCGACGGCGGCGGAAGCGGCCAAGGATACGTGGCTGGGCAACAACTCCGACCGGGTGTTGTTCGGCAAGAACCTGTCCAATGCTGGTTCCACGTCGGACCATTCGTCGGCGCTGAGCCTGCTGGATTCCTCCGACAACATGTCGGCGGGAATCGTCAGCCTGGCCAAGCGGATCGCGAAGACGGCAAATCCCCGCATTCGCCCGTTCCGCATTGCCGGCAAAGAGGATCAGGAATGGTACGTGCTGTTCACGGGCTCGTTGCCGTTCCGCGATCTGAAGGCGGATACCACCATCTCGCAGGCTAACCGTGAAGGCTGGCAGCGGTACGGCGGCACCATCGGTCAAAACAACGGCAATCCGATCTTCGTGGATGGCGACCTGATCTATGACGGCGTCATCATCCGCGAGGTGCCGGAGATCTTCGTGGCTTCCGGCGCTGGTGCCGGCTCCATCGATGTGGCGCCGTCGTTCCTGTGCGGTGCACAGGCTGTCGGTCTTGGCTGGGCCAAGCGGCCGAAGGCGGTATTCGAAAATCGCGACTACGGCTTCCGGCGCGGTGCCGGCGTCGAGTTCATGTACGGCATCGAGAAGCTGATCTTTCAGAGCACCAAGCAACATGGCGTGGTGACCATCTGGACGCCGGCTGTCGCTGACGCCTGAGTGTAGCCGGGCGGGGCAGAGTATCGCCCCGCCCCCTTTCTTTGAGGGGTATATGCAAAAGAACATCGGCCTGATCGGCACTGTCACCAACACGATGCAGCTTGCGCCCTATGGCTCTGATGCCTGGGAATTCTGGGGCA